GAATGACTAAGTTCATTTGGATCTGTCTTTGGAACAGATAGAATAGCTTCTATATCATTTATGTCTAAGCGACCGATGATGTCTTCGTTTGTTTTTTCCATACTTATATAGTAACACAGTTAAAGCTATGGTATAATAGTCTAATGGGAATGTTTGACTATCTAGATATAAATCATGATCTACCTTTTCCAGAAAATGCTACAGATGAGCATAGGGTATTTATTAAAAATACGATAGCTGCTGATAATTTCCAAACTAAAGACCTTCACTGTATGTTGGATGTTTATTATCTTGATAGAAAAGGATTTTTGTACGAGAAAATTGGTGACAAATATGAGGAATTTTATATTCACCAACATATGAAATGCTATACTTATCTTGATATCCCATCTGAAGATTGTAAGTATTGGTTAGAATACGATCTTAAGTTTACTGATGGGAAACTAGAAAAAGCAACCGTTCTTGATTGGAAGAAGATGGTTGATTTTAAAAAAATAGATTTAGAACTTGAATAGGATTATAATCATGGGATATACAGATATTTATAAGGAAATATACCAAGCTTTAAAAGCTGATTCAACTCCAGAAGAACAGTTAAATGTTTTTGCCCGAAAGGTAACAGACGCTATTTGGGATATTAAGCTTTCTATTGATTATGGGTCTAGGTTTCAAAACACCTTAGAAACTGTTAAGCAAATCATCAATAACCGGTTCCAAACAGGAAATCAAAATAAACAAGTACCTCCAGTCTAACTGGTTCATAGATTAGACTTGCGGTTGTAACTTAACAGTAGAGTACATGAGTTTCCGATCCATGGTGTGAGGGTGCAATTCCCTTCAACCGCTCCATTTGGCCAATACTTGGTTACTATTCCGATATAACCCAAATATCGAAGGAGTCACCATGGCCGGCAAAAAACCAGCAAAAGTCAATTCAAGCAATAAGACAGTACAGCCAACCTTACCTGGTAAGGCCACATATTATATGGCTGCTTTAAAAGGCGTTTTTCATGTCTGCCCTAAATGCTCTAAAAAGACAGGTCGTGGTATAGTATATGAGAATCAAAATGAGCTTTACTGCTCAAGAAGATGTGTAACAGCAGCTTAATAAACTCTTCGGGAATATATTAATTTATGGTAGATGCAAATCCTAAATTTATTGGTGATCTTGGTATAAACCAATTTGAAAACTACATTAGCAGTGTTGTCTCTGGTGCTGATAGAGAATATCATCGCAAAAGACTAATAAAAAATGCAGGCTTAGAAAGCGCTTCGGATCCTTTTGAAAGAATCTTTTCCGCATATACTTCTCATATAGAACAGTATGGCGTCACAGAGGAAATGGAAAGAAGAGTAGGAGCAATTGGTAGGGCATACAAGCCAACTGACGAAATGCCGTATGCAGTAAAAGAATTTTTAAATAGCGTAAAGACTCGGGAAAGAGTTTCATGAAGCCTCTCGAACTCCAGCGCCATCCAGAGTAAGAACTGGCCCACCAACAACAAAAGCAGTTAAACCTTCTAGCCCACCAATAGCAACAGCGCCTGCAGACCCTGCTGAATCAGAAATAGACAATGCAACAAGACTAGCTGAAGAAAGAATTCGGATTACTTGATGAAGATAATCCAGATCCAGCTAGAGCTGAATTTGCTAAAAAGTGGAATGAAAGAGCTCGAAAAGAAGCGCCGGTAAACAAAGATACAAAAATAAAAGTAGGAAAACCTGTTGAACCAGAAGCTAAAAAAGAAAAACCTAAAGCTGTTATTGAAACAACAAAAAATGGTAAGCCAACGATAAAAGTTGGAAAAGTCGTTGAATCTACTGCTGGAGAAACCGCTGAGGATGAAGCTGAAGTTTCTGCTGATCCCATAGAATCTGCAATAGAAGATGCTAAAGATGTTGCGTCCTCATCTAAACCTCTTGATGAAGCAGTAAAAGATAAAGTAGAATCAAAGATAAAAGATAAATTAGACCCAACAAAAAAAATTGGTGAAAAAGTAGAAGAAATTAAAGAAACACTAATGGATACAGTTTTTGAACAATCCAATAAAGAAAGAGCTGCTCGATTAGCATCAGCAGAACCATCACCGGTAACTGCTAGAGTTACCAAAACTCTAGATAGACTAACTAATGCTTCAGGTAAAGCTAGAGGATCAGCCGATACTGTTCTTGGCAGAAGTGCTGGTGCTGCTAGTAAATTCGTTTCCAAATCAAAAGTTACTAAAGAACTGCTAGAAAGTGGCGGAGACATGGCTAGAGCTGTTGTTGCCGGAACTAAAAATTCTAAAAACTTACGTTTGGCTGGAGCCGCAACATTATTGAGCGCTGCCGGTTATGGAATAGGCAAACTTAAGAATCGTCAAGCCGAAGTTAAGAAAGATGAACTAAAAGTTAACCCAGATGAAGAAGCAGCTTTGAGGCAAAGTCTTCTCAATGACGGCTGATTAAACTCTTCTAACTACATTTAATGCTGTAGCTGCAGATTGCAACATTCTTTCTAGGGTTGTTGCTGTCATAATTGCACTTCTTGGTGCAGCTTGTGCTCCTTTTCCTATCGCCCTTAAAGATTCATTGATAGCGTAGCTTCCTCCATCCATAGCTGCTTTATTAACGCCTTTTATAGCCTTAATGCTAGAAATGCTTCCTATTGGAGCTTCTGCTCTTTCTGTTTTGTTCGCATGGTTTATTACTCTTTTCATCCAAGTGCCAAATGATTTGGCAACGATTGTTCTATCCGCGCTTTCTGCTGTCAAAATAGTTGCGTTTAAACCTCCAGCATTTTCCGCTTCTTCTCTAAACATTTGTAGAAAATTTATTCCATGCGAGTCAAAACTTTTAACATTTGATTGTATATTGTTAATTAAACTAACAGCAACACTTTCTTGCATATTTTCTGGAGTACCTAAGTGAGCGAGATAGGCAGCTTGTGCTCTGGCTTCAGCTACTGTAGCCACTCTTGACATAAGCCTGCTTTTTTCTTTGTCGCCCACACTATGCCATTGTGGATGTCGTTCAAAAATTTTAAGCACGTCGTCGTGGAAACCTGCAACTGTACCCGTACGACCAGATTTTACTGGAACTGGCAGACCATTTTGCGAATCGACTGAAGGAATATATTGAGAAAACGGTTCTGCATAGATTGAGGTAAAAACTCCTCTGTAGGAGTAAGCACTTGGCGCCGTAATCCCTTCACTATGCCAAAGTTTTCGCCACATATCTTTGTCTGCTTCTTGCCCAGTAATAGGCCTTAATGTGTGGTTTGTATCTCCGCTCATGGCTTTTGATACCAAACTCATAGTATCGGCCCTAGCTTCTTCTATTGCATTTTGTTTTAATCTAGTCGCTAATGTTTCGCCAAGATAATCCGCTACAGTATTTATATTAACTGGTTGGCCGACTGCCAGTGTACTACCTGGGACCATCCCACCGCTAAAGTGATCAAAGATTAATTCTGTTCTGTGATGCAGTTGCTTACTGGTTACTAAAGATTTTCCAGCTTGTTCGCTAGCTGCGTGTCCCAATTCATGGAACACTGTACTTCCTAATTTTGATACAACAGCTTCTGCTGACCTCCAAGGCTGTACAGGTCCAATTGGATTTACGTGTATAAACCCTTCTACGGGAACTGAACGTTTATTTTTTAAGGTTGGAAGATTTTCAACTTTACCTAATTTTTCAATATCCGTTCGCATATATGGACCAACAACAAAATGATGAGCTCCTGGACCAACTTCTAACTGTTCAGGAAAACCAACTTGTTTTATACCCTCATTGCCCGCTAAATATATTGGAGTATTTCCTATTATGTCGGCACCAGATACAACTTTGGGATTTAAAAGACCCTCTTGTTGACTAAATGTAAATTTATATTTACCAAATTCGGCTTTACTTACTAGACTTTGTAATTGATTAGGCAAATCTTCTAGACCCTCAGCCTTAAGCTGAGGCATGATACTCGCACCAAAATTGAGATCGATATTTGGAATTGAGGGCGGCAATAGAGGATCTATAGCGGTTCCGTTATTAATTCTAAGTCTTGGCCTAGGAGGATCAACCTTAATTCTTGGTCTGCCTCTATCAAAAATGCCCATAAAAATCCTTTTTGCAAAAAGTCTATTATTATAGTACTATTATCTTACCCACAAGGAGAAAAAATATGCAAAATTATTGGCTTTCAGATGTCAACTACCAAAAATCTTTTATAAAGCGTATCCGTGAGTCTGCTGAAAAAATGGCAGATGGCTCAGTAGACATCCCTGCTGCAGAAAAAGAGTATGCTGAAGCAATGCTTGGAATTGTAGCAAAGTACGGCAAATTGTCAGATTATGATGGCAATGGTATATATGTTGGGTATGAGCCAGGTTCAGAAAATGAAAACGCAAAGATCGGTGTCAAGTGTGGGAATTGTTATTTAAATGAATCTGAAAAAGTTTGCAAGATTATTAAACAAGAAATTGAACCAAATGGCTTGTGCAGACTAGCAGCCATACCTGATAGCTTGGTTAGCAATACTGAAAAACCAGAAGACGAAGAAGACGAAGAAGAAGAAGACGATCTCGACGATAGATTAAATGATCGTCAAAAAAAGATGTACGAAACGTATGAATCAATTGTTGAAGAATACGGAATATTTGACCAATCATCAAAAGCCAATGGAGCCCATTACGCACCTGCTGCCAAAAACCCTTTTATTGGAGAAGGAATGGTCTGTGGGAATTGTGTATTTTTTATTGGCGGAGGCAAGTGCGAAATAGTTTCTGGCAATATAGAACCAAACGCAATTTGCAAATTATGGATAATACCAGAACAGTTAATTAAGGTCAGACAATGAGAGTATGGATTGACCAAGACTTATGCACTGGAGATGGTCTTTGCGCAGAGATAGCACCAGATGTATTTCACATGATGCCGGATGGTCTTGCATATGTAAAAGAAGGAGACAAGATTTATGCGGCCGCTGTGGGGAATCCACAAGGGGCAAATGGTTTAGCGTCTTTTCCAGACGACAGATTAGGAGACGTAGTTGAAGCAGCAGAAGAATGTCCAGGAGAATGTATCTTCCTTGAACAATGAGGGATTACATTATCTCACTATTGAAGAAAAGCTTGAAGAGCTTTGGAAAAAAGAAAAAGAATTACTAGAATCTCTCGGAGTAGAATCGGTTTAATAATGAGCAGCACACTTGATTTTTATAAAGAAAACGGCTATATAATTCTAAAGAATGCTATACCAGTAGATCTTATTTCAGCGTACGAAGCTGTTTGGCTTGAAGCTCATTCTACTAATGGAGAAATTACTTCTATACGAGGTTGGGAAAATTCTAATTCATTTCAAGAACACAATGAAATATTAGACATAATGTGTCATGAAAACATTTATAATTTTTTAAATTTAATAAATGATAAGTTAACTTTACATCTTTCTTTTACCACTTGGACTTCAACCAGAAAAACTTGGCACCAAGATTCAACTTCGTCAGACAAAGAAGCTGCTAGTAATTATGTTGGAGCATGGGTTGCCCTAGATAATATCTCTATAGATTCTGGCCCATTTCAGTTTGTTCCAGGTTCACATAAGTGGGATTTAGATTTTGATTATATATATGATCCGCAATATAATGAAAGAGCTTCGCAAGTTTTGAACGATAAAATACTAGAAAAAAAATCTTCTCCTTTTGCTTTTACCGCAGAAAAAGGAGATGTTTTGATTTGGGATGGTCATCTAATTCACGGTGCTGGAAGTCCTAAACCAGATAACTTTTTAAGAAAATCATTAATTGGTCACTACAGCATAAAAGTTAGCTCAAGCGCCGAATACAGTGCCGGTAGATACTTTAACGACCAAAACTCAGGTAAAAATTTATTTAATAATTAAAAGTAATTATGTTTGAAAATAATTATTCAGAAGTAGTATCTTGGAATAATTGCAAAAATAATGATTTGTGGATTTTCAATAAACTTTTTGTAGCTCGCAGATCTGGATATGTTTGTGGACCAAGTGGAGTACCTGTACCTAAGAGCGGGGAATATTTTGTCAAGCCAGTAATGAATATCGAAGGTATGGGAAAGTTCGCAAGAAAAGAATATTTAGAAAATTATACAGACCACCTTCATCCTGGGGAATTTTGGTGTGAGATATTCAGGGGCGAACATCTTAGTGTTGATTATGTAGAAGGTCAGCCTATCCTTTCGGTTATTGGTACTCCTGACAAAAAGCATCCGCACCAAAGATTTATAAAATGGGAAAAAATCAAATATTCAATACCTTTTCCTGAAATACTTTTAGATGAAAACCTGCATTTAAAATACCCTATCATTAATTGCGAATTTATAGGCGGAAATCTAATAGAGGTGCACTTAAGGGGAAACCCTGATTTTGCTTATAATAATACGGAAATGATCCCGGTCTGGAAAGATCAAGAATGGTTGGTTATCCCAGACGGCTTTGAATTTGTTCCAGATCACGAAGAAGTCGACAGAATAGGTATTTTGATAAAATAGCACTGTTTCCCTTACTATATATTTGAATAATTGGAGGGAACCATGGAACAAATAAAGAATATTGTAATGAGAATTGTGGCCACGTTTGCAGCTTCTGGCCTTGGAGTAATTGGTGCAGGCACAATAGCTGGTGTGCCACTTTGGAAAGCAGTTTTTATGGCTGGAATTGCTGGCGTAGCAACTGTAGTAGAAGGATTGTCAAGAGCCTTTCTTGATGATGGCAAATTGTCTATCGCTGAAATAAACCAGGTTTTTAATGGCGTAGATAAGAAGGCTGCAGCAAAAAAAGCAGGCGAATGATGCATCAAAATCATGAAAAGTCTGAGTGCCAATGCTTGTACTGTGAGTGTGAAACTTCATGCTTGAACAGTTGTACTTGCAACGAATTAATGGGTTACAGTGCATGTACAAGTCAACACGATTAATTAAACTGCTTCTATTCATGCTGATTGCAGTTTCAGCCTGTGGCTATGATGGAGGATATAGGTATTCATGTCAAGATCCAGAAAATTGGGAAGCACCAGAATGCAATCCACCACTGTGCAACGTGGATGGAAATTGCACAGAAGCATTACTTGGTTTCAATCCACTTTTGCAAGATTTAATTCCAACAACAATAGCAGAGGAGGTCGTCGCACCATGAAGAAACGTTTAACACCAGCAGAATTAGATGCTCGACTTAAGTTTGTAGTTGGTTGTGTTATGGCAGCCGTTCTAACTCTTACAACTATCGGGGTTATTTATGCCCTTGTGTTTGTTACGCAGCCAATTGGAGCTCAAGCAGAAAATGATAAGATGTTTTTTAGCGTATTATCAAGCATCGCGACATTTATTACCGGAACACTAGCTGGATTAATGATTTCAACTGGTGGCAACAAAGAAGATAAAAACGGTAACGGTATTCCTGACGATCAAGAATAAGGATTTGCTAGCCAGTTTTTTACTTTCCAAAAAGTACTAGTTACGTATCTATTGCCTGTTTTTATGGGATGAACACCGTGTTGATAATTTGCTCCTGCTGGAAATATTAATAATGACCCAGCTTTTGGCTTCATTTCTAAATCATATTGGCTAAAGAATATTTCTCCACCCGTATAATCATCATTGTAATAAAGAACATTGCTCACATCACGCCAAGAAACACAAATCTTGTCTGCATGCTCATTGAGTTGTGATCCAGGCACATACTTTGTTAGGCCTGCAATTTCAGATCTTTCTAATTCACATTCAAAAGTCTTTTCAAGAATTTCTTGAATACGATCAGTGTACGAATGAATCATCTCAATTAAATGTGGATCGTCTGTAAAGTCTAAACCCTCTAATGGGAACTCATGTCTGTCATATTGACTTGCAACAAATTTACCATTTTTGATAAATTCTTGTATATATTCTAAATCTTCTTTTGAGATAAAATCTTCTATAAGATGTATATTTTTCACATCTTCTGTTTCGATCATAACGAGGTCATATCCGTCATATTGATAATTGTCGTTGTTTTTCTTTAGAACCATATTTCTATGATATCACATTTCTTTTTAAAATTCCTATATAGGGTAAAATTGGAAAAAAATTTTGAGGCCCTTTTCCCTTTTTGGACTTTTTCCCCTGGCCGGAAATCATTTAGCTAAATTATATATGTCCAGTAACATGTCTTCTAATTCTCTATGAGTAAATAGTTCTCTGTTTTGTTTTGTTATTTCAGCCAGTAGCAATTCCACGGAGGTTTTGATACTGGCTAATTTAACATCCTCTTTATCGAGAAGAAGTCTACTCATGATTAGTCCTCGTCATTTTGTAGCATCACGTGTATGTAATGCACGGCCAAAGCAACACCAGTAGCTATCATAGCTATCTTTCTTGTGTCACCTGACAGTGTGACAAATACCACCACGCTACCAGCTAATGTAAATGATAGGCCAGCTGTTTCCCTGCCGAACTTCTTAATGAAGCCCCATGGGCTGAACTTTCTTTCCATTGTATCCTCCTCATATTTGAATATACTATTTCTTGTAAAATTTTTGTCTTCGTCTTCTTCTCCACCAGCTATTTCTCCAGCTGGCTCTTCGCTCTCTTCTTCTCTTCTACTGCGTCCCTCTGGACTAGAGCTACCAGATCCTCCCGAACCACCTCCAGAACCGCCTCCAGAGCCTCCAGAAGGCCCTCCTGTGGCTGCAGCTCCAGCAATACCTGCAACAGCTGCGGAAGCTGCTATAAGCGTTCTACGATCTCCTACGTCTACCTGTGAGCCAACTGGAACATAATCATCTAGACCCTCACCGTAGACGTCAATGGTCTCTTCAAAGGTTTCTTTAATTTCTTCAGGAGCATTAGTTACCGCCTCAACGAGAGCTGCTTCTTCTGTGGCGGTCAAGTCTCCAACTGGGATGGTTTCGAACACAGCCTCTGCTTGAGTGGTGTCAATACTTTCGAGAACTTTAGAACTGCTGGCAAGGTCGGTTGCCTGGTCTTCTGTTACACCGTTTTCAAGTACTGCATCAACAGCTTCAGCTACTTGCTCTTCAGATACAGTATCGGACTCAAGAACATTTAAAACTTCAGTGAATTGTTCATCAGTAATATCTTCTGTAATAATAGAATCTATAACCGCAGTAAATTGTTCATCAGACAATGGCTCATCAAAGACTGCGTCAAGAACTGCAGCAAATTCTTCTACAGAAACGTCAGCTGACAATACTGCATCGAGTGCTGCAACTAATACTTCTGCATCTGCATTTGCGGTGAACACAGCATCAAGTACCTCTGTTAATTGTTCAGCAGATATATCAGAAGCAAAAATATCCTCTAGTACTGCGGCCACTTCCTCTGAAGAAGTAGTATCTATGTCTTCAATAATATTATTTATTTCTTCATCAGTGAAATCAGTTGTTTCATCTGGTATAGTGTCTACAGGAGGTTCAGTTGATTCTGTTTCAGGTTCTGTCGTCGTTGTATCTTCTTCTACAGTTGTTGTTTCTGTTTCTTCAGGCAGCGTCTCTTCTGTGGCTGGGGTGGTGTCTTCTGGCACTATGGTCTCTGGCTCAGGCGATACAGGGACGACAACTACCACTGGTTCTGTGGACTCTGTTGGCACTTCCGTCGTTGTTGTTGTTGATGTACTTGTAGGAACTGAACTACTTGTTGGCACTGAGCTGCTAGTAGTCGTAGTGCTTGAAGAAACACCAACCTGGATTGACACAGTGTTTGAATTAGCTGAATACTTCGAGAATGTGTCGTTGTCAGAACGAATGTAAAACGGAAATATTTCTCCTTCTTCACCAAATGAATATATTGTTGAGTAAGGGATTTCAATAAATGTATTCAAGGCGTTTGCGCCACCAACGTTTCCAGTTGCAATTCCGCCACCGCCAAGGCTTCCTGACCAGCCAATAGCATAACGTTCAGGCAAGTAACCACCAGATGTAGGCGCATCCCAATCAAGGAGGATTCCAGAACCAGTGTCCGTTGCCGTTAGGTTTGATGGGGCGCCAATTGTGTCTGGGAATGTATTCGAGCTCTGTGTGAACACTGTTCCAGTTGTATATGGGCGAGCAGTCCCCTCAACTTGGGTCGTTCCATTCCATTGATAGTGACGAATCCAAACACCTGAAGCATCCCAGGAGTTGCCGGTTACTGTTGACCAACTTTGGTTCTTTTGACCATTGTTGTATGTGTCGTCAAGATAAATAGCGA